AGTTGGTGAGTCATTGTATTTTAAACCGTTTCTTATCAAATTATCTATTGCTGTACAGAAAAGAGCTTCATTGACCTCTATTTCCGGTAAACTATCATCTAATATTACCTGAGGTTTATATGCAGTTAATCTTAAATAGTCTGCTAAGATTTCTTTAATTGATAATACCTCTTTTGACATGCTTGCATTTTCTTTTACTAGATTAGTAAACTCATAAACACCAGCATAGACCTTTTGTGCATGAAATAATCCGTCTGAAATCAATTGCATTGGTGCCTTTATCTTTAGCCTATCAATATCTTCATCTGTTAGTCTTCGTTGCAATGATTTAATTCCTCTAGGCAAATACGTATTAATTCCTGAGTGCATATCATGTCGAATTATCTTCGCTGCATGTTCGAGGTAAATATTTTTTTTGTCCAATTCAGAAACGGCTTCTGCTTTTTTTCTAAGAAATTCAGAGACTACCATAAAGAACGGTGGCATAAAGCTGATTACACAAATATAACCAAAGGCCGCTAACTCATAGGTATTAGGGCACAGTTTTAAAATTACACAAGTTTGTACAATAAAAAAGACAAACATAATCAGCCCAGCAATAAGAAGAGCAATCCTCGACCTCTTTGAAATTCCTTGTAATGCTTTCTTCATTCTATAATCTGGTTTTCTTTAAACCTACTTTTTCAAATAGCCATTTCGATGGACATACTCTAGTCCATACTCCAATATTTAGCATAATGATAACAAATGCAATAACTCCCCACGACTTTAGTAGTAACCCAGTTAAGAGCACTAAAGACATTGATAAGTATACTGCACGAATAGAAGTCCAAGTTTTCATATCATATTAATTGTTTGTATTAAAGCCACTTGAATCCTAATCCAAACTCGACGCATCCAATTAAGGCTTTTAAATTCTGGAGTATTAAAAATCTCCTCTAGTTCCGGTTCCATCATTTTAGCAAAGAATAATATTTTTTAAAGTGTTTTATCCTGTCAGCTAAACCAAGGGTTCCTCCATTTACTCGTTTAGTTACAAGGGTTACTGCAGCATCATCTGCTCCTTTATCGCAAATTGCCCATAATTTATTTGAATTAAAAAAGAAAGCAGCTGATGCTAATGGATATTTAGTTGCAACTAAATCTGGGTTAGCGACACAATCTTCGCCAATAAACTTAGTGAATGCTGTATAATTTGCTTTTCCAGTTAATTGAATGTAACCGCGTCCTCGAAATTTAAAACCTTCCCTCGATTCTTCATCACCATTACCCATACGATTTCCATAAACTCTGGAAGCAATCTTTTCTGGTTGACGAGCATAGGACTCATTTAAGTTACCGGGAAAATACTTACCAAAGATTTTCTTTAAACCTGCTGCTGAATAATTTAAGTTTTCACTAACTGCCCTAAATCCACCGCTTTCATGACCGCATTGTGCCAGGAAATGAGCAAGACGTAGCGGAGTAGTAATATTAAATTTAGCAGCAGTATCTGGAATCATTGCAATTACTGCATCTGGCACATGGCCCTTAAGATTTTCTAATTTAAAATCAGAGACAGTTGATTTGGTGGGCTCAGTCGACTTGACTGACGATTCAAACATCTTACCCCATGTTCCATTTCCAACTATGCCGTCAGCCTTTAATCCATTAGCGCGTTGGAATTGGATAACAGCTGCCTCTGTTTTTGGTCCAAAATTACCAGTGGACTCAATATTTAATTTTTCTTGAAGACGACGCACATCGTCCCCAGTAGAACCTTTCTTTAATAACATAGTCTAGAATTTTTTATTCTTCTAATTTCTTTTTACCGAAAATTTTCTCAGTAGTAGATAATCCCAATGAACCGAATGCGAATAACGCGACGGCATCAACTAGGGAATCAGAAGGCTTTATAGATTCGTGACTAAATGTATTTGCGATTAGTGCGATGTTTAGAGCAATAACACAAAGTAATCCTGCTACTCGTTTAGAAGATAATCTTCCAGTTTCATCGCTAAGTAATTCTTTAATTGCCATTTTCATAATACTTTGCTTTTTATTATTTATTTACAGGCAAAGCGTGCAGGGCAGTATATTATAAAATTAAATCATTATTTTTTACGATAAGCGTCTAGAGGTTTAGTTGGAGCAGAATTAGGAAAGTAATAGACTAATTTCTTTTTACTTTTAGTAAAGTAGATAGTCTTGGTAAATCCGCTAGGAATTGCGGCTCCGCCTGGAGTTCTAACCGGATTCTTTGAAAAGTGAATGTCTACTCGAATTTGAAGTGAATCGGTTTTTGCCCATTCACGTTCAGCGGCCTCTAATTCTTTCCAGACTCCTCTGTTTAATTTATAGTGTTGTAGTGCACAGTTTAGGTAGGAAAAAGTCAAGTACATATTTTCTTTACTTTGACAAAAATCCGCCGCTGGTGCAATATGGCCTTTATCCCAATCGTTATTTACATAGTCCCGATTGGTACTAGTCACTATTCCTTTTTCAGTATAGAAATCTAAGCCAGTTCTGCTGGCATTACACGTTGTAGTCTTCACTCCGTATTCTAGCCAGATGGGTTGTTTTAATGTTTGTGAGTATAATACTTTGTAAATCTTTCGGGTTACCAGAGTGTCCTTCTGTGCGCTTATTGAAATTGATAAGCTGATAAAGATTAGTAAAAATAGATTTTTCATTTTGGGATATTATTTTAAATAAAAAATGCTATAGCCTTTCGACTATAGCATTTACAAGATACTTGATTTTTGCCATTTCGATCTTGTCTAGGTTTTACTAGGCTTATAGTGAACCTAATTTTTGTATTTGTTCTCTATAACGAGCAGCAAATTCTTTAATAATAGTTACCAAATCTGGTGTCATATCTGGATTACTAGCAGAAGCTAGAGGTTTGATATAGAGGCCATGCTTATTAAAGATTGAGGTAATATGTGGAGTAATATCGCTCTCGGCTGCTTTTTTAGCGTCTTCTAATTCCATACACCATTTTTGCCAATAGATAAAGTTTTTAGTATTTAAAGATTTATCTGCAACTTTAGCATCAAATGCTCCTTCTACTGATTGAAGAAGAGCAAAGATTTCATCTGCTGAAACTTTACCTTCTACTGAAAGTAATGGGCGAGGTCCTTTAGGATTAGTAAATACATTTTCAACCTTTTCGACTAGTGTACTTTGTGCATCATTATGACGAGCAAGAAGGGCAGTATACTCAACAAAAGCATCAGCTGCTGAGTTACCAACGATTGCTGCTAATTGATCTGCTAATTCTTCTCCAAATTCTCTATCATTAAGGGCTAAACCTAAAACTGAAATAGTTTTCTTTCTAGGATCAACATTTTCTGCAACTTGCTTGATAAATGGACTGCGACGTACCATTTGGAAAAGTGTCTTCATTGCTTCAGACCAGGTACGAGGAGTTGGGAACCCAGTCATTTGACCGCCGCCGCTCTCTTCACTAGCTGCTTTATTCCAATTATAGAAATATTCAAACTTAACTCGGTAATTACGACCACGACTGTAGATTTGACCACCTTCGCCAGCTTTACCAGCCTCTTTAACGTCTTTTAGGAGAAAGAAACTTAAGAGCTCATCTGGAATATACCATTCTTCGATTTTATCTCCGCTAATGGATTTAAAGTATGCACCTTCGCTACGCGCCCAAGCTGACCAATCCTCTACTGTTGGAACTAGGTGATAATGTCCACCCAAGAAACGGGAAGCGACTGCTCCTTCTAATGGATCAATAGGTCCGTCAACATCACGGTTACCTGCTGCCCATACTCTCCATCCGTCTGGCATTTTATATTTACCAGAAGTTCTGTCAAGTAGAAGGGTTAGTGCTGCTCCCAATACTGCTTGGTCTGCACGGTTAATTTCGTCAAAGAAAAGAATTCCTTCTTCATCATCACCTGGACCAGGCAACCATCCTGGATAAGCATAATCCATTCCTACTTTACCTCTGTCGTCTGAACCAATAATAGTATCAGACATTGCGTTTTTAGCATAGAGTAATGGAAGACCTGAAAGGTCAACTGCCTCTTTTGTTGCTAGGGTAACTACCATTACTGGTAGAGGTTTATCACGACCTAATTGCTTGCTGATTTCTGCAGCAGCTCCTTTAACTACTTCTGTTTTACCAATACCTGGTGCTCCCCAAATCATAATGTTTGTACGAGTATCTAGGAAGAAGTTATTTACTAAGGCTTTAACTAAGCGTTTAGTATCGACTACTACGCCTTCGCTCTGTGCTGCTTTGCTTGGTGGACCTAGGGT